AACTCAACAAGGAGTGAGGGTTATGTTTAAGATACGATGGCTACCATTAAACACATATCCGGGTGTGGGGCTGGTAGCCACAGGAGTTCTTATAAATCTCTGCTCCCGGTTCGATCCCGGGCACTCGGACTCGGTCTAGGTTCATAGCTCAATTGGTCAGAGCCCCCGGCTCATAACCGGGTTGTTCTCGGTTCGAACCCGAGTGAACCTACCCATGCTGGGGTTGTCATCGTGGGATGGCGCTAGCACGACACGCTAGATTTAGGCAGGTTCGACTCCTGTCCCCAGTACTGAAAGTTGTTGACCTTTGATTCTTACCAGTGTAAAACACTGACAATCGGATGGTATGAAGATGAGAGTTTCAGGATACACGCTTCGAGAAGCGATCAAAGAATACGAACTTCGATCAAGTGCTGCAGCAACCGGCTTTGATCGGACCCTTCGGGTCTTCCCGAGTGAAGTTGTGAGTGGGGCCAAGGACAAGCCTCAAGAAGTGGTGGACCGTTTCCTGGCTTCTGAGTTGGCGGTTGCCAGACTTCAGACCATTCAAGCTGAGTACAACCTCAAAGTATCCCTAACCTTTGAAGGATCTCAGATCTCTTTAGCTCAGGCAATCAAGATGATTGGTGGTCTGGCTCGAGCTGAGAAGATGTGGCGGTCGGTGGCTTCTCCTAAGAAAGACCGCTATGGGTATGATGACTCAGATCGGGAACGAGACCCGACTAAGGAACGGGCAGAGGCCCAGATCACTCAGAAGGAAGCAGCTCTTCTCTCGTCTAAGTTGGCGAGGAAGGCTGGACGTCTCCGGGCAGCAATAGCTACGGCTAATGTCACGGAGATCGAATTGGACTTTGATTCGACCCTCATCACTGAGGTGTCGGATTAGAGCAAGGGTTACTGTGAATAACGGGGAGACCCTTGTTGGTGAGAGAGGCCCCACAAAATTTATGCTGAGAGGCATTGGTACGGAATCAGTTCTGCGTGGAGTCCCCTAATTGCACTCAAACCTGGATCAGAGCAACTTTTGCTCGAGTTGAAGGGCCGCTAAGTCGACTACCAGTTTAGACTGAAGCCATATCTCGAATCTGATCTCCCTCACCGTTATCAGGCACCCTGGTCAAAAGCTTGGGTGCCTGACCTTTTTGTTGACACTAGAAGAAAGCAGGTGTATACGTGTTAATTATATGGGAGTGATCGGTTTCGACGTTGGATGAAAGGTACTCTCGCGTGTGAGCGGCTCTCGACCCGCTCTGATCAATCGAGAAAAGCATAGTTGCAAACGACAATGCTATCGCTGCCGCTGCCTAATAAGCAGTAGCCGGCCCCCCGCAAGATAGTCTTGGTAGTGGGTAGGGTTGAAAACCACGAAGGCTGGCTGATGTTTCGGGCTCCCGGGGCATAGGTGAGAGAAACAGGGAGATAGGTCGTAGGCCGAATCCACGAACTCAGTCGCAGGGGATACGGCGACTACACACGTGAATGAGAGAGATACTGGACGGCTGACGGACCGGGGTTCGATTCCCCGCACTTCCACCCTAAGGAGCCCCTTCAATGGGGCTTCGGTGTTTAATACTCCTATCAGATTGTTAATGGAGAAAGTCATGAAAAAGAGACGGCGAAGGTAAAGGTGCACAATGGAAACTCGAACACTTCTTTTGAATTCTTGGGGTATGCCTCATGCAATCCTTAGTTGGCAGGATGCGATCTGTCTGTCCTACCAGGGTAAAGTAACGGTCATGGAGGAGTATGATGAGATCATCAGCTCCCCGTCGATATCCTACTTCATTCCTGCGGTAGCTCAGCTTAAACACGCGGTAGCCACAGTAAAGAAGGGTGTCAAGTTTTCACGCATCAACATCTTCACTCGTGATGGCTTCAAGTGTCAGTACTGTGGTGATCGGTTTACAATGCGTGAACTGAATTATGACCACGTGATACCACGTAAGTTGGGTGGGAAGACCACCTGGGAGAACATTGCAACAGCATGTTATCCTTGTAATGAGAGAAAGGCCGGTAGGACACCAGAACAAGCTGGTATGAAGCTTTTGAGGAAGCCGGCACGTCCTCATGCTCTCCCCCTTCATGCGGTCTTCATCGAAGCTGGTAGGATCCCTCCCGTGTGGGAGCCGTACCTTGATTGGGCGAAAGCTCAACCTCATGGCAACGGTTTCTACCTTGTGACTTCGAACGCTGCGTAGGGTGAATAGGTGGGTTCCCGACTGTAGGGGACCCACCTTTCCTTTTCTATGGGATCCCTAGTAGGTACTTCATGCTTACTAGAAGAGGCCTTACTGAGGTCATAGCTTGGGACACTAGTTGTCACAAGTGCGGGACTTTCATCCCAAAGGACCAAAAGTTTGTACTCCTCCAAGTTACCCCTGACTCCTCGGCTATGGAGCCTCATTGTATCGGCTGTGTAGCCAAAGTTATTCTTGAAGCTGAGGAGTTGATTTTGGTCTTGCCAAAGATCTGATCGGTGTATAAGTCATTACCGAGACCGCGCTCACGCTTGGGTCTCTTGAATCGACCTAGTCGCACCCTGAGGGGTTTGGGCAAAAGTCGCGGACGTATCGGACCCGTTTTGGATTTGGGAACTTTGTCCAGGTTCCACATCCGGAGCAAAACCCGTTGCTTTTAGCGAAGGTGCCCCATGAAACTGAACCCCCAATTTACATTTGAAAAAGTTCGTTTTGACCAAGATAACAACGTTCACCTCGTCCTGAGCCTTACCGCCCCGCGAAGTGATTGGCAGTCGAAGAGACCACCCCTTTGTATCATTCCTGTGCTTGATACCTCAACGTCAATGAGGGGTAGCAAGTTGGAGTATGCAAAGAGATCCCTCAACAAGATGGTCGACAACCTGACCAGTGAGGATACTTTTGGATTAGTCAGCTTCTCCGATACGGCCAAGGTTGACTTGCCACCAGAGAAGGTAACCCCTGAGTTCAAAGCCAGGGCCAAGAGTACCATCAACCAGTACCAAGTACACGGTTGCACCAACTTCTCAGATGGAATGCTCCTTGGGTTCAAGACCGCCAATGAGCTTGATGTACTAACTACTACTATTGTTCGGGTGATCATGTTCACCGACGGGCAGCCCACGCACGGGGTAACCGATGAGACTGGTATCTGCACCCTAGTTGAGAAACAAGCTGGTAGGGCTACTGTTTCCGCATTTGGTTACGGTCAGGATGTTGTGCACTCCTTGTTGTCTAACCTTGCTGAGAAGGGTAAGGGTAACTTTGCCTGGGTTCAGAACCCAGATGATGCCCTCGCAGCCTTTGGTAAGGAACTTGGTGGGCTCTTGAGTAGTTATGCTCAGAACCTTACCATTGAGGTATCTCCTCATAACGGCAACCAGGTTATCGAGATTGTCTCAGACCTCGAGGTTGAGGAAGAGACCACGGGTGAGGCCTTGATCAAGATCCCTCAGATTCTCTCTGAGGAAACCATGGACATCGTAATTGCTGTGAAGCTTGCCACCCAGAAGCAACCTGGTCCACGGCAGGTTAATGCTATTGGCCTGAAACTGGCTTACAAGGTTCTGGGTCAGAATGGTGAGTTCGAGCAGAAGAATCAAGAGATCAACGCCAAGATTCAGTTCGTGAAGCCTGGTGAGGAGCAGACGGCTCCAACCAAGGCTATTGACGAGTTGGTGGCTCGAGCCCAGTTGGTCAAGGTTCAGACCAGAGCCGAAGAAGCTGCTACTCGAGGTGACTTCTCTGCTGCCAGGGGTATGTTCGATGGCCTAGACTTGAATAGTCGAGGTCTCGTTGGGGTTGCAGCTGTTGCAGATCACGTTAGGGGAATGTACGTGGATGCCCGTAACTATAGTGTCAGTGGTGGTAATCGATTGGGTATGCGGAATGCTATGCGTCGTCGGGTCGGTACCTCTGCTCTGGCTATGGAGGACTCAGCTGTGTTACGAGATGCTGGTTATGGGGGTGAGATGAATTACGCTCAGGAAGCCATGGTCTCAAACTTCGTAGCACCAGATCCCAACACACCCGAGGCACCCAACGTTCCTGTAACTCCATGGGGTCTTAATGGTGATCCGAAAGCAGAGCCCCTCAAGGTGGAGAGTCGAGGTAGCTTGTCGAAGCGTCGAAGTAATCAGTGGTAAGATGCTGATCGTCAAGGGCTCCGGTGTGAATCGGAGCCCTTGGTGTATTTGGGGCTATGTACAATGATGAAATATACATTTCCACCGATGTGGAAACCGATGGGCCCATCCCGGGTCCTCATTCAATGCTTAGTCTTGGAGCTGCCGCCTACCGGGCTAATGGGGATTTGGTAGATACCTTCACTATCAACCTTGAAACTCTTCCTGGGGCTTCTGGACACCCTGACACCATGAAGTGGTGGGGTGGACGCCAAAAGCAATGGAATGAATGTAGAAGTGGTGCTGTCCCTCCGAAAGATGCAATGGAGCGTTATGCCGGTTGGGTTAAAAGCTTGAAGATGACCCCAGTTTTTGTTGGGTATCCGGCTGGATTTGACTTTGAGTTCGTTCATTGGTATCTGGTACGTTTTTTAGGTACTAGTGTCTTCAGTTTTTCGGCTCTGGATATGAAAACTTTTGCAATGGCTATACTGGGTACTACTTTCAGGGGTACCACGAAGAAGACCATGCCTAGAAGATGGTTCGAAGGACTTCCGCCGCATACTCATGTTGCATTGGATGATGCCATAGAACAAGGGGCTTTATTCGTTAGAATGCTCCAGGAGTCACCTAAGCGATGACTTGTGAATGTTACAAGACGTACCAAGAAGGGCCGCTTCCTCTTGGTGGGGTTTATGTAATTCACAACAAGGTGAACCAGAACTTCTATGTTGGGAGCACAAATAACTTTAGAAAAAGATGGGTTTTGCATGTTCATCTACTTCGAAGCGGTAAGCACCACTCTCCACATCTTCAATCCGCTTGGAACAAGTATGGGGAAGAGTCGTTTGTCTTTCACAGGTTGATGTTCATTGATGATAGGGTGCAGAGGCTATCTTTGGAGCAGCACCTATTGAATACACTACCCTCAGTTTACAATGTCTCTCGGGTAGCGATCTCATCTTCAGGTTGTGTTAGAAGTCCTGAGACTAGAGCAAAGATGGCCCTATCTTTACAACGAGACCCAAGTCGGATAGAGCAAATAAGGCAGTTAGGTCTGAGGTCTAAGTCTGAGTACCATAAGGCCCTAATTGCTGAGGCTCATTTTGGTATACGTCCTTCAGATGCTACTAGGGCTAAACTTCGAGCCTCTAGTGCCAAGCGATGGGCTAGGAAAGAAGAGCGCGATAAGTTGAGGTTAGCAAAGCTTGGAGTTAAGTTAGGTAGAAGGAACCCATCCCGTGCCTGATACCTCCTTAGTCAAGAAAAGCAAATACCTGAGCTTGATCCTCCGGCATAAACCCGGGCAGATCGGGCTCACTTTGGACTCGGCGGGTTGGGCCTCAGTCAACGACCTGTTGAAGGCCGTCGGGTGGTCCTTCTTTGACCTAACTGAGGTAGTTGCCAAGAATGACAAGAAGCGGTTCGAGTTCAGTGAAGATCAGAGGAAGATCCGAGCTAGTCAGGGGCACTCAATTGAAGTGGACCTCGAGTATGCAATCTCAGATCCACCAGAGTTCCTGTACCATGGAACATCTAGGAATCACTTCGATTCGATAAGGGATCAAGGTCTCCTGAAGATGGAGCGGCACGCCGTTCACCTATTTGCTGATAGCGCCAAAGCCCTTGAGATCGCTACCAAGAGGCGGCCGAAGCCAGCAGTTCTCACTGTTCAAGCTCAACAAATGGTACGGGAAGGATACCTGTTCCAGGTATCCACCAATCAAGTCTGGCTTGCTGAGACCGTACCCCCAAAGTACATTTCGGGGCTGGACTTCTGGTGTACTAAAGTCTAGCTGATGTCGCTAGACTTAGATGCTTCAACTTGGGATGCTGATCGTCTCCGGCAAGAAATTGTCAATAGGCTACCAGTTGGGTGCGAGTTCAAAGTAACCCCAACTGAAGACCAGAGACAATGGGTCGCATCAGTAATTGATGACCAACAAGTTGAAGTATGGTCAAGTATTGCATTAACCACCCAACTGGCCCTACTGAACCTTCTTGGTTGGTTGGAAACCCGTAACAGCAAACTTTCTGATTCTAGCCCTTGGGTTCGAAGACGAGGGGATCTAAACCCTCAACGAATTCACGAGTTACTCTATTCGAAAACTTACGTGACGGAAGAGGTACCAGACCTTGATCCGGCTGAAGTTGAATCAGTGTATAGGTCACATAAAACGTAGTTCTGAGGATTAGATGCCAATCAAACATGGATCAGATATTCGAAGCAGCCTCATCGCAGGGGTAAATAAGTTGGCAGACGCTGTGGTTGTTACCCTTGGTCCCAAGGGTCGTAACGTTGCTTTGGATAAGGCTTTTGGAGCCCCTCTCATTACCAAAGATGGGGTGAGTGTGGCCAAAGAGATAGAACTCCCTGACCCGTGGGAGAACCTTGGAGCCCGTCTGATTCGAGAGGTAGCCTCAAAAACATCAGATGATGCTGGAGATGGTACCACAACGGCTACTGTACTTGCGAGATCAATGCTCATTGAAGCCAACAGGCTCATTGTTGCTGGGATGTCCCCAAACTCTCTAAAGAAGGGAATGGACAAGGCTTTGGCCTACGTCGAACAGGGCATCTATGATCAATCCTTCCCAGTTCAATCCCAGGTTGACATAGAAGGGGTGGCTACTATCAGCGCCAATGGGGATTCTAACATTGGAAAAATTGTAGCTGAGGCTGTGGCTAAGGTTGGCAAGGATGGGGTAGTAAACATTGAAGAGAGCAAAGGAATGGGGGTCGTAATTGAGGCCACTGATGGTATGAAGATTGAGAGTGGTCTCATTAGCTCTGACTTGAGGACTAACCCGGAGGATGATTGTTCTTGTTTGGACAACCCTTATATATTCGTGACGGACATGACTATAGCTGTGATCCGTCCATTTGTTAACATCCTAGAAGCCATCGTCAAAGAGCAAAGGCCTATTATCTGGATTGCTCCAGACTTTGACGGGGAGGCTCTTGCCACGCTTTGTCAAAACTTTGGGGCAAAAGTACTTGTCTCTCAGTTGGTGAAAGCTCCAGCTTTTGGAATGCAGCAAACTGAGTTACTCATTGACATTGCTACTCTGACCGGGGCCACCCTCTATACGAAGGACAAGGGGATGACCTTCCACGATGTGCAAATGAGTGACTTCGGTTCATGCAGAACGGCCACTCTTACTACAAAGGCCACCACTCTTGTCGATGGGGGTGGTACTATTGAAGCAATTGATGCTCGTATTGAACAAATCAAGTTTCAGATCGGGGCCACTGGTTCCGAGTTTGATCGTGAGAAACTACAGTCCAGGCTTGGTAAGCTCCTTGGTGGGGTCTGCTCTATCAAAGTGGGGGCTAACTCCGAACTTGAGCTGAAAGAGATCAAGGGTAGGATGGAGGATGCGCTCTATGCCACTAGGGCGGCCATAGACGAGGGTTTGGTACCTGGTGGAGGAATGTGCCTTGCTAGGGCTTCTTGGGTGTCCAAGGCTCGACTAGAGGGTACCTACAGCGAAGATAATCAGCCCCCCTTCCCGTTACCGGAAGGTGAGGAGGAACTTGCAGGGTTCAAGATAGTCCTGAACTCTTGTTTCGAACCCTTCTCGGCCATCCTCCTCAATGCTGGAGTCAAGAATCCAGACAAGTACTTGGATAAGATTCAAGAGGTAACAGATGATGAGTTTCTTGGGGTGAACGCACAAGATCTCAGCATTGTAAATCTGAAAGACGCTGGGGTTTTGGATCCAACTAAGGTTGTTAGATCAACAATTTCCAACTCAGTGTCACTAGTAGGTACTATGATCACGACAGAAGCTGGGATCTACAAGAATGCCAAGCCAGATTTGGGCGCGGCTTCTATGTAGGTACGAAATCAGTTATCTGTTTTCTAGGGTGTGGATCAAAGGCTGTTCTACATTGCAGGCCAACGCCCTGAGAGGTTGACTCGTCGAGAGACCCCTGAGTTAGCTAGAGCGATGACGGCTTACTTCCGCCGTCAGGCTTCGGTTACTAAAGGGGTACTCAACGATGTTCTCTACGTCAGGATCTTTAACCCTGGTCAGTTCAGTGTAGTAGTCAGGTGGGATGATTGGGTAAAGATCATTCCTTACCTGAGTGATGGTAGTTTTGATACCACTATTGTCCCCGAGCCAAGATGGTGCTTTCTACACCCTAATCAGGTGTTTGATGCCTCAATTGTTGATCTTACTGATCCCCTCTATAACCGTATCCTGAATACCCTGAATGGTATCTTCACGGTAGAGTTCCCAACCTCATACTAGGATGAAATCAAATGTCAAATCGATTTGACCCAGCGGGTACTGCTCCCGGATTAGCAAACAAGGCTGAGACGAATAAGAAGAACGTTCTTCATATGAAGTGTCGTTCTGAAATGGAGTGTGATTCAGTCCAAGCTGTCGAGATAGTTACTGGAGGAGGAAACAACCCTTCCATGGGTAAGCCTCACCATAGAACTTACCAATGCATTAAGTGTCTGCATACCTGGACTGTTAGCACAGGTGGGTTTGCGGGGTTCTGAGTAACTATGGACCAATCTGACCTTAGGGCTTTTGAAGAAGATACTAGAAAGTATGTTCCTGGTTTTCGAGTTGTTGGTAAGTCCGATTCGTGGGGTCAACGACTACTAGGTAAGATACTCTTCTTCAACCCCACCTACATGACTGGATTCCTAAGCACTTTTTATCCAATAGTCTACTTCCCGACAATGGGTGAGTATGAGGGCCATCCGACTAGATCTTTCATAGCTCTAGCTCATGAGAGAGTTCATCTTTTGGATACTAAGCGACACCCTCTATGGTTCAGGATCTCTTATCTTCTACCTCAATTGTTGGTGATTCCGTTTCTGCTTTTGACCCTTACTACCGCGTTCATTTCTTGGAAAGCTTCGTTTTTCATACTTGGTCTAGCTATCTTAGCGGCGATACCTTGGCCCAGTCCGGGTCGTACCAAGCTTGAAAAGCGTGGTTACGCGATGACAATGGCTGCTAACTACTGGTTGACTAAGGAGATAACCCATAAGCTTAAGCAAGAGATCAAGGGGTACTTTGTCAAGTGGTCCTACTATAAGATGTCTTGGAACTCTGCTGATATTGATTCTTGGTTGGCTACCACCGAGCAAGCGATCAAATCTGGCACCCTTATCGATGACTTGGATTACGGGAATGTCCTTCAATTTATAGTCAATCGTGGGTTACTGAAGACATGACAAGTTCAGTAGCTGGGGTGATGCGGTGTACTCGTGAAGGTTGCGGAGGCAACCTCGGGTCAAGTGGTCAAGAAGTAACACAATTAGTGTGCACGAAGTGTGGTCAGAATTACCAAGTTCGTATCTTCTTGTGTCCAGTTGAGGTAAACAAACCTGAGCTAACCCTCCCAGCACCGGAAGACTGTGCTAAGTGACGTAGTTGGACAGGATAGAGCCGTCATCTACCTCAGGAAGTTCGTTGAGGGGTCTGCTCAGAAACCCCTTCTTCTTGTTGGTGATGAAGGTGTAGGGCGTAAGTTCTCTGTGATGGAAGCAATCAGAGAACTCATCCTGATTAAGCGTGGGGCCTCGAGTCCCGATATACTTCAATTGGATAATGGTTACCACCCTGATGTTCTAGTGGTATCTGCTGTTGAAGATAAGGAGATAGGGGTCGAGCCGATTCGAGAGATGTTGCTCAAGACTTTGAGTTATCCAGTTTCAGCTCCCTATAGATTCTTCATTATTGACGGTGCAGATCGAATGACCTCAGCATCTGCTAACGCAATACTCAAGAAGTTAGAGGAGCCACCAGCTCTATCTAGGTTTTTTCTGTTGGCAGAGTCCTTTGATAGGGTGATCCCTACTATTAGGTCACGGTGCGGTAGACTCAACTACAATAAGTTGCCAGAATCGTTCATTTTTGAGAGGCTCTCCAAGTTCGAGAGTGATCCCGGTAAAGCCCTTGTCTACGCACGCTTAGGAGAAGGTTCGGTAGGCCGGGCCACTAGGTACTGGGGTTCGAACCGCCTCACAGTTAGAGATCGTGTGTTCAATATGTTGGACAGTAGCGTTCAAGGAGACGTTCCTTCTGCATTTTCTGCGATTGATGGGCTGAGTAAGGAACTAGCTATTGCTCTCCGTTTCCTGACATTCCTTGTACACGATGTTCTTGTTGGTGAGTTTGATAAGTCCCGTATAGTTAATCAGGATATTGAAGAAGACCTCGCGAGTATGAGAGCTAAAGCCCCTACAGGTACCTGGATTAAGTTGTGGGGATCTCTCCGTACGGTGATAGAGCGGAACGAGTCTTCTTACATCAACCTAGGGTTTCAGCTAAAAACCTCCATAGTAACTACGTTTTGTGAAAGGTGAGTCATGGGTTATCGATTCACCACCCCAGTAGTTGTGTCTTTTGGAGAGGAGCCATTTCTACTAGATCGTGACTTAACCTCATTTCGTGATCAGAAAAACTATGCAGTTACTAGGTTAGACGGGGCTCTAGTAAATGAGGCAGCAGTAGTTGGAGCGTGTGAAACTTATCAGATCGACTATGACGATCCGACCAACATCCAACCTCGTGTTGTTGTGTTGGATAATGGGCATAAGATCAAACCAGACAAGCATCTCAAATCCTACTTAGAGGGGCGAGATTCTAACGATGTCTCATCTGTTTTAGCTGTTGTAGTACGAGCTGCTACTGTACCAGCTTTTTGGACTAAGTTAGGATCCAAGGCAACTCTCATTGAGCACAAAAAGTTCAAAACCTGGGACGATAAGAACGAAGTAGTAGGATGGGTTCTGGAAGAGTCCAAGAGGATCAGGCTAGACCTGAGTATCCAAATTGCCAGGGCAATGTTTCAAGTTGATGGATCTGATCTATACAGGCTTTCGAGTGAGCTTGGTAAACTGAAGCTTCTAGTTGACAAGTCTCCTGTTACAGTTGAACACCTTCGATTGGTGATGACACCAACAAGTACTGTTGAATCATGGGATGTAGCAGAAGCAGCTTTTCTGAGAAACCCAAGGAAGGCTTTATTCTTACTATCTGACCTCTATAAGTATGCAGCTGAGGACCCATCCCTCATGATTCTCGGAGCTCTCATTAAGGGTGTAGAAAGAATCTTCGTGGCTCGGTCGATGATGGATAAGGGAGCTGCCCCTGATGATGCCGCTGCTGGTGTTGGTATGCACCCTTATCGATTCAAGAAGTCACTCCTCCCTCAAGTTGAGAAGCAAACTGTGACTAGATTAATCAGATCTATGCAAAACCTATGCAAATTAGATGTAGACCTAAAGCGGACTAGCCATCGAAGAACTTTGATTGAGCTAGCTGTACTGGATCTCGCCTCTTGAAGGAGCCCGGCCAAGATGTTGATCGTAAATGCCACTCTGAAACCAACTAGATTTCGCTTTTCTGTAGACTTCCTCAGTCCTTATTATCGAAAAGGGGATCCATTTCAGAGTCTCCTCGCTAGGTCAACTTACTTGACTAAGTACTGCAGAGACAATGAGACGTGGACTGACACAATTCGAAGAGTTGTTGAGTCAAACCTCTCTTTGGCTGCTTCAACCAATGAGAGTGAAGCCAAGAGTTTATTCCATCTGTTTTGGACAGGTCAGGCCCTTCCTCCTGGTCGCGGTTTATGGACTGGTGGTGTTGAAGGGATTCCGGCAGATGCTCGTTACAACTGCTGGTACACTACTCTATACGGAATTGATGATTGGTGTTGGACTGCTAATCAACTCATGCTTGGAGGTGGGGTTGGGGTTGGTTTGAATGAGGTGGATGCTCTGCCTGTAGTTCAACGGACACCAGCATCTCGTTTTGCAGTTCATTGCTCTGAGATCCATGAGAACATCTCTGAGGTCAACCCTGATCCAAAGGAATTCCTTAATGGGCAAACTCCAATATTCAGAGTACCTGACTCACGTGAGGGTTGGGTAGAGGCTCTTCGAACAGTCCTGTCTTCAGCCTTCAATGCAAAAGATCTAATTATTGATGTGTCTGAGGTTAGGGCTCGAGGGCTACCAATCAGAACATTCGGTGGGATCGCTTGTGGACCTGGACCTCTTACTAAGCTTCTACGTAATGCTTGGTCGATCGTGCGTGGAGCAGCGGGCCGTCGGCTTAACAGTGTAGAGGCTCTAGACATTACCAATTACATTGGTCTGTGCATCAAGGCAGGAAACGTCCGTAGATCTGCTTTGATCACCATTGGTGATGCTTATGACCAAGCTTTCCGGGATGCTAAAAAAGATATGGACATGGTGATCTCACATCGCCATACCTCGAACAACTCTATTGCTTTCAGGTCTTGGGAGCAGTTACAGAACTTCGATTGGGATAGTTTAGTTGCAGACATGGCAGAGAATGGCAGTGGGGAGCCAGGTCTTTTGAACCTACCTTTAGTATGGAAAACTGATCCTGGCGCAAAAGGTGTGAATCCTTGTGGTGAGGTACCACTTCATGATCGTGAAGCTTGTAACTTAGCTGAAGTTTTCCCAGCTAAGTTTGAGGATAACACAGAGCCCGACTTGGTGTTTCGTTTGATCACTAGGTACTGCTTACGGCAGAGACTTACCCCACTATCAGACTTAAAAGCGGATATTGTTCAAAAGCAGAACATGCGTGTTGGGGTTGGACTTGGTGGACTCTGTGACTTCGATTGGACCAACAATCAACTCAATCGTTGGTATCGCCTCTGCAGGGATGAGGCATCTTCATACTCAAAGGAGCTTGGAGTCAGTGACCCGATTGCGGTAACCACGGTCAAGCCCTCTGGGACGATCTCTCTCCTCAACGGGTCAAGTCCTGGTATCCATGCTGCCTACGCCCCTTACTACATTCGTAGGACTAGGATTGCCAAGAATGATCCGATGGCCCTTGCTATGATGGAAGCTGGGGTACCTTTCGAAGATGACATCTATGACAACAGTGGTCATACTTGGGCTTTCGCCTTCCCTATGAAGTCTGATGCTAGGGTAACAGTCCAAACTGAAACAATTCGGGATCAATTCGATCGACAGAAAGCTGTTCAAGAGTCTTGGGCCGATAATGCTGTTTCTGCTACCCTATCATTTGGGGAGAATGAAAGAGCGGATCTTGCTTCTTGTCTCAAGGAGTATGTTCCCTTCCTCAAGAGTACTTCAGCTCTACCGAAGGCACACGGGTATGCTCAAGCACCTTATTCCCCTATAAGTAAAGAGGAGTATGGGGTACTCTATGCTCAGATTCAGCACGATCATCCGTTAGTACGTGGCGGTGATATGGAAGCTGAAGAGTGCAGCTCAGGTGTATGCCCTATACGTTAGAGTAATCAAGATTTATTCCAGATCAGGCCCCCTCCCGGTGTTACTAGGAGGGGGCTTTCATCATTTTGGAGACATCAGTGGCTGACGAAAACAAGCTGGACTTCAAGGCGCTCAACATTTACCTCGTAGAAGGAATTGTCGAGATCGATCCGATGGACGACAAGGTCACGATTAGAACCGTTGACCAACAAGGCAACCCGATCTCATTCGATCCGATTCCAGCCCTAGTCCACCTTAGAGGTCAGGAAGTTCGGCTGGTCATCACCCCTCTTGCCTCGGTGGAGACCATTGAAGAGTATGCGAAGAAGCTAGAAACCTCTCAGGAGCCCGTCCATGGCTGACGAAGATCGGATTATTGAGCTTCAGGGGCTAATCAAAAAAGCTCGTGATGACTACTACAACAAGACCCCTACGGTTTCCGACGAGGTATTCGATGCTTGGGTTGATGAGCTGAATGACTTGGATGCCTTCAACTCTATTCTAACCGAGGTTGGATCACCACCGGTCTCTGAGTGGTTGAAGGCCAAGCATGACACCCCCATGGGTTCCCTCAACAAGGTGAACACCCCAGAGGAGATGGTTGATTGGCTTCAGACCTATGCTCCCGATGGTAAGGTGGTGATCTCAGAGAAACTTGATGGGATCTCTCTCAAGGTCAAATATGTCAACGGTAAGTTAGTTCAAGCTATTACTCGAGGGGACGGTAAGATCGGGGAAGACATTACGGTCAATGCTAAGCGGATGAAGGGAGTCCCAGAACAGATCCCGGGTAAGGTCTCTTGTTCTGTCCGTGGGGAGATTATTCTCCGTAAGAGTGATCTCGAAAACCACTTCAAGGATGTCTATGCCAATACCAGAAACGCTTCCTCAGGGCTAGCCAGAAGGTATGATGGTCGTGGGTGTGAGCATCTTACCGTCTTGTTCTATAAGCTTACACTTCACGGGAAGGTTCCCCCTACTTACTCACTAGCGGCTCCTCTTACTGAAGAACAGCAGTATCAGTTTATTGAGAGTCTTGGTTTGTCGACTCCTTGGTGGACGGCTTCACGTACCCCTCAGGATGTTTGGGTTGAATACCAAAAGACCAAGAGGGACCAGATTGACTATGACATTGATGGGTTGGTCATAGTAGTCAACGACTTGAACAAGCAGTTTGCTTTAGGGGAAAAGGACTTGCGTCCTATTGGAGCTATAGCTTTCAAGTTTGCGGCCCTAACTAGAGAAACCACCATTCGTGGATTTACGTTGCAGACTGGTGGTACTGGAGTGATTACTCCAGTTGCTAACTTCGATACTGTGAACCTCTTGGGGGCCAACGTCTCGAATGCCAGTGTCTACAATTGGAGGTATATCCAAACACTTGGCTTGGATATTGGGGCCAAGGTTCTCGTGGCTCGTGCCAATGATGTAATCCCACGAGTTGTGGCTGTAGTGGTTGGGACAGGTACCACTTACCCTCCCCCAACAAAATGTCCCTCTTGTGGATCCACAGTGGTTCAAAAGGGTGAGTTTCATACCTGTCAGAATAAGGACGGGTGTCCAGCCCAGATCATTGGTCGAGTATCCCAATGGCTTGCTAATCTAGGAGTCTTAGAATGGGGTGACGTTCTCATCGAGAAACTTGTGACCACGGGTTTGGTGAAGTCCGTTCCAGATCTGTATCGGCTTACCCTCAAGCAACTCTCCGGGCTCGACCGCATGGGAGACACATCGGCTACTAAGGCCTTAGAGCTCCTTCATGCAAATAAGCTGCTTACCCTCGACCTCATGCTGGGCTCCCTTTGTATTCCTGGTATTGCTGTGTCCACTATCAAGACGGTGATGCTAGCTGGGTATGATGCCTTAGATAGGCTTCGATCTGTGACCGCTAGTGACCTTGGTAAGATCAATGGTATCGGACCAGTGAAGGCTGAGGCAATCTTTCAGTGGATTCAAACCCAGAGTGGGGTGGTAGAAGAGCTAGCTTCGGTGGGGGTCAAGGTTCAGGAGCCCATTCGTGGTAAGTTGTCTGGAAAAAGCTTCTGCTTCACCGGTGAGATGGTCAATAAACGTGGTGATCTGGAAGACATGGTGACGTCTCAAGGTGGAGAGGTGAAGTCAGGTGTCACCAAAAAGCTAAGTTTCCTTGTCATGTCTGACACTTCGACGAGTAAGGCCGCTACTGCTAGGAAGTACGGAACTAAATGCTTGTCTGAAGATGAATTTCTTGAACTTGCACGGGGTTAGTTATGGGATCTGTCCGTGTTTTAGTGTATAGTATCATCCATAACACGGATGACTTCTATATCCTATCGGGTGAGCGGAGAGAGACTGACACCTACGGTAGTAGCAAGATCACTTGTAAAGGCAGATTGTTCGGGCTGGAAGGTATTGTTCCTGGTATCCCGATAGAGCTGTTTGGAAAGTGGGTTCGAAACTCTAAGTATGGTTGGCAGTTCGACTTCAACGGTTGGGCACCCTGGGCGGCATCTGTTGTCGGAGTTGACAACTTTCTACACGGATGCTTCAAAGTCCTAGATGAATTCCAATCTGCATCATTGGTTGATACATTTGGCATCGATACTTTCAAAGTTCTAAGTGAAGACTCAAATAGGATCTCTGAAGTCCCAGGGTTTGACCAAGATCTAATCCAGAGAGTTAGGACTGCTTGGGTGGGGCTCTTGACCAGTTCAGACCTATCAGCTTTCCTTTCAGATCATGATGTCACGTCAGAGCAGATGGCCTCGCTTTTTAGAACCTTTGGGGTTGACTCTAAGAGAGTCATATCGGAAAACCCTTATCGACTTCTTGAAGTCGATGGTTTCCCATTCGATAAGGCTGATTCAGTAGCTCAAGCCAATGGGATTGAGCTAGATGACCCTCGGAGGTTCGAGGGTGCCGTCTTGTGGATACTACGAGAATCTTCTAAGTCAGGGAATTTGTGTGTTAGACGAGGAGATATGGCATCCCAACTTAGTGAGATGCTCAAGTCGACTGAGATATACCCGTTTGATGTGGCCACCCTTTCTGAAGATCTTATGAAGGCAACTGCTCGATTGGAGGAACGGGAGGGGGTTCGTATTGATCCTGAGATTGGGGTATACCTTCCGAGTCTGTACGAATATGAGCGTGGTTCAGCTAGGTATCTAGTCAAGTTCATAACCCCATTGAAGCTTGATGTGGACTATAAGGGGTTTCTTGATTCTTACGAGACCCTAAGGCAAATCAAATTGTCTGAGGCCCAACAAGATGCCGTGGAGAAGTTGGTAAACAATCGAGTCTTAGTCCTTACTGGAGGTCCAGGAACAGGCAAGACAACGGTTACTAGAGCTTTTGTAGAGTTATTTGAGCGGGCTGGGGTAACTTACTCTTTGATGGCTCCAACGGGGATTGCTGCGAAGAGGATGGCTTCGGTAACGGGTCGTCCGGCAGCGACTATACACAGAACTTTCAGGTACAATGGTGAGACTTGGGGCTACCATTCCTTTAACAAGTACCCAATTGGAGCTGTCATCATCGACGAGTGTTCGATGGTGGATCAAGAACTATTCTTCAGAACCCTGGACGCTCTTGAGGAGGGTACCATCCTGGTTCTAGTTGGGGATGATGCTCAGCTACCTTCAGTAGGCCCAGGTAATGTATTACGGGAGCTAGTACGTTGTCCATCAATCCCTACGGTCAGGTTGACTCAGATCTTTAGACAGGCTCAGCAGAGCGAGATCATCCTCAACTCTCACCGTATAAATCGTGGTGACTCTATTGTAGTTGGGGATGATGACTCAGACTTCAGATTTGTTCCCATACTCGAGGAGACTAAAATACTTGACTTGGTAGTTATGATGGCCCAAAAGCTCAAGGGGAGGGACGAGAACTTCCAGGTTCTCTCACCAAAACATGAGGGGACTGTTGGGGTAATCAACCTGAATGACAAACTTCGTGAGGTTTTAAACCCACCAGCCACTGGGAAAAAAGAGGTAACTATGGGTACCCTACGATTTCGGGAGGGTGATCGTTTGATGGTAATCAAGAACGATTATACCTTGGGGATCTACAATGGGGATATGGGCAAGCTCATAGCTATTCGTTCTGATTCCTTCACAGTCAGGATTCACGGAATAGGCGAGGGTGGTATTGACGTTCAGGTTGAGATACCACGTAATGATGTTGTTCTGAAGCTCCGTCTGGCTTATGCCATAACAGTCCATAAGAGCCAGGGGAGTGAGTTCGATACGGTCATACTTCCTATGGTTCGTAACCACGGAAGAATGCTCCAACGAAACCTGTTCTATACAGCTGTTACTAGGGCTAAAAAGAAGGTTTGGTTGCTTGGGGATAGGGGCTCCATTCAGAGGGCTATCAATAATGACCATGTTATTCACAGGAATACTGGCTTCGGAAAAGCAATCCAAGATCTGATGTCGAAAACTGAGTGAGCCCTGGTGTAGTAACTGTTATATGGATCAGGCCTTTGTAGATAAGATCTTCAACGAAGTGGGTGACCTTCACCTCGAATTGGAGCGGGATCCGACTGTACTCGGGCCCAATTACATCAACAGTATTATGGCTCAATGCCGTAACTACTTGAACAGGGTTTCGAGTATTCGATTGAATCTAAGTAGAATGCGTCGAGACTTGATGATCAAGGTTGGAGGGGAGGAGACCCTCTTTAGTGTAGAAAAGGATAGGTTGCTATCTGAGAACGAAGACGTGAAGAGGCAACCAAACATTCGAGACAGAGAAGCGCTGGTCAACACTCTCCTTCGAGACCGAGTCAACTCAATTTCAGCTCTTAAGAGCGAGATTCTAGACTTAGAGACCGTCGAGAAGTCCGTGAAAATGGTTCATGATGAACTAATCCGCACTTCTGGTGAGATCAAAACTCAACGACAGATGTTGCTTGCTGATCGTGTGACAGGGGCGGGTTATGGTGATGAATCAAATGGGAGTAGTAACCCACCCCCTAGTTCATCCACTATTGACGAGGATGAACTAGAAAACCTTATGAGGAATGAAGTTCCTCTTGTTGCATCGGTGGCTGCTCCAAAACCTGCTGCAGTAGTAAAACCGAAAGCAGTAGAAGAAGATCTAGACCCTGACTTGCAAGCAGCCTTAGCATCCTTCGACTTAGAGGTACCGACCACTGAAGATACTTCAGATGCTGAACTTGCTGCTATTCTAGATGAAACAGTGCAAGAGCCGACTAAGATTGAGACTCCTAAGGCAGCAACCCCGGCCGGTACTGAGGGGGATCTCGTAGATCCAAATGATCCAGATCTGGTGAGATTTATCGATACTGAAGTTGTAGCACCCACTGTTGAGGTAAAGAAAACCAAGGCCCCTAAGGCACCTGTTACCACACCTCCATCAGATAGCGGTGATTTTGACTTCTCCGACATTCTTAGCAACCTCTGATCCCAGACCCAATATCTTATTGGTGTATCGATCATAGCGGTACATTACCAGACCAGACCTTAGGCCTTAGTGCCACCATTGTCCTGTCGATGTAGTGTGCCGCATCATCCAACGCACCGACCAGGTTACCCAGCTCTACCTTCCACGTATCTGGGGCCACGTCATTTGCACGGAGACAACAACAATGAGTACTGAAATTGATATTGACGAGTTACCTGAAGTTGATACTGACATTGGGCTAGGGGACGAGGACAAGGGCAAAGTCCAAACCAACCAGCTCGAGTGGTATAAAGGGGAAAAGGGCCGCACGGATCGTGTTGCTTTAGTCTACTTCAATACCATTGAGGCAACAACTCGACGTAAGATATTGCAGCAAAAGCCCGATATCGGGGTAGATCAACAGAAGTCTGTGATCGCAAAAGTTCGAACACAACTTGCCGAAAAGCTTGGCAAGTCGGTGGACGCTCTTGATCAAGTGGACTTGTTAGACACTTCCGAAGCCAGGTTCAAGACCGTGACAGCCTCTTTCAAAAAGGAGATTGGTTACGTTGCTTGGCCGAAGAATATCCCTCCAGCTGAGGAAAAGATCTGGGCTAAGGCTGGTGAGCGTAAGGACTATGTCATTACGGTTCTTCTGTGGTACCCCACGGATCGTGAGGGTGAGGTTGAAAAGGAGCGGTTGAAGCACTTCCGGGTTATGCCTTGGAGGTTCGCCCCGGAGAAATACGATATCTTCAGGAAGATCAACAAGGGTCTACTTGAAGGTGGGTCTTCAATCTCGCACGTTGACCTAAACTTCTCGTGTAGTGACAGTCAGTACCAGAAGATCACAATCACGCAGGCGGGTCCAGCCATCTACCTGAAGAACCCTCAATTGAAGAGACTCGTCTTGGAAAAGGCTGTTGCTCTTTACCCGAAGTTAAACCCCTTCAGGGAACTTACCATTGATGAGCTTCGTGAGAAGCTTGGTATGCCTCCCGTTGGCGGGGGCTCGACCTCTGGTAGTGACTTCTCCAACGAAGACTTCTCAACCGTACTAAACGGCGTCTGAGACTCTAGGTCTATGGTTAGAGAGGGTGTGTAACAGCACCCTCTCATCCTCTAACTGTGGAACAACTTGTTCTTCGGGTGGATCATGCTGTCATTAGGAATAGACCCATCCATGTCAGATATGGGGTGGTGCATACACGATCCTTGGGCTGTGGGTAAGAATCGTGTTATTGACAAGGGCAGATTTTCTAGTCCTGCAGATGAGATTTTCATTGCTAGGTATATGGGTCTTAGAGCGTGCCTTAATGACTTGCTCACTGACTACCCAGAGGTTGCTATTGTTGGTGTCGAATCTCCACCTTTTGGGGAGGGGTGGTCTGAGGGTCTTTACGGTCTGTTCCTATACGTAAATGAGGCAATCTACACTCACCGCAAGGATGTGGTGTACTTCGATCCATCGACTGTTAAGTCTCTTGCCAAAGAAGATCCAAACATACGGAAAGGCAAGATGTTCAAAGCCGATATGATAGCTATGGCCCAAGCTGACACTGGGATCTCTAAGTGGAACAATGATGAGGCTGATGCCTATCACGTAGCCCGGTTCGCTGCACGCTTTCTACTACTACTCGAGGGTGAGATTACCGAAGACGTTCTTCTACCCTCTGAGGCACACACCTTTTTGAGGACACACACTTTCGTAAAAGGAAAACACGAAGGTGAGACCCATCAGGATGGAACCCTGTTTCGAGAGAATGACAGGTTTTTCAGATTTTCAAAGTTAGGATGATCAACTCATGAGCAAAGCAGTCACCAGTAAGAAGCAATCCACCGCCATAGTTAATGAGAAAGATCTCGAGCGTGACAAGATAATGGAGGCCACCAGAGTTTTCATTGAGAAAGCGACTGGACAGAAGCCCTTGGGGTCAGATATCAAAACATGGCCTCACATTCGATCAGGGGCTTTGGCGGTTGATGACCTAATTGGGGGTACCCCGTTAGCAGATGGGTCTGGGTTAGTATGTCCTGGGTTCCCTAAGGGTAGGATAGTTGAGATCTACGGACCTGAGTCAAGTGGGAAGACAACCCTGGCACTTGCGGCCATAGTGCAAGCTCAGAAAGCTTGTGAGGCTGTTCTATTTCTAGACTTCGAAAACTCACTCCATCACGGATATGCAAAGGCTGTTGGTGTTGACTTTGACCCTCGACGTTTGATGTACTTTGCTCCGAGTACCTTTGAAGAGGGGCTTCGGATGCTTTATGTTGCCATCAAGCAGGGTGTTGGTCTTATTGTTGTCGACTCAGTTGCAGCTATGGTTCCCGCCACTGAGTTAGAGAAGAAGCTAGGGGACGCTGCGGCTATTGGAGCTCTGGCTAGGGCTATGAGTACGAACCTGCCTAAGATGACTCAATGGCTCAAGCCTAATAAGTCAGCTCTCATTCTGATCAACCAGGTGAGGGCTACAATCTCCACTGGTGGCCACGGGCCAGGGGATGATAATACAGCTGGTGGCAAGGCCGTCAAATTCTACGCGAGTGTTCGTCTTAAGCTGACTCGAATCAAGTCTGAGTTCATTGAACGTCCTGACCCGGTTACCATGAGGAAGAAGAAGATGCCATTTGGTAACGTGGTTCAAGTCAAGGCCGTCAAGAACAAGATGGACGGTAAGCAAGGGCATAGCGGTGAGATTTTCATTCGCTATGGTTATGGGGTTGATGAGTACCTATCTGTCATTCAAGGGGCCATCCCCAGGAAGATCGTTGTTCAAAAGGGGTCCGCTTACGAATTTGCAGGTGAGAACTTCAAGGGAAGAGATCGTCTTCGAACTTACCTAGTTAACAACCCAGCTGCTTTTGAGTCAATGAGAGAACGTGTAACAGCGGCTATCCTCTCTGAGGCCCCAAAAGCAGTTGAGGGTGATGTAGAGGATGAGGATATTCTATCGGATATGCGTCATGACATTGGTGATGATGACATCATTGACTCACCCGGTGAGGAGTCGGCTCTGGAAGAAGTCATAGAGGATCCATGATCAAGATTGAGGTCAAGGGGTTCCAGGCTATCGAGAATGTTGAATTGGAAATCGATAGGTTTACTGCCATTGTCGGAGGCAGTAATATTGGTAAGAGTTCTGTGGTGAGGGCTATCAAATGTGCCCTCACCAATAGCTCTGGGACCTCGTTTGTTCGGCACGATGAGTACTGTGCTCGAAAGCTCAGGGGTCACAAGACCTGCAAGTGTCAAGCGTCAGTCCACATCGTAATGGAAGGCTTTGACCTACTTTGGGAAAAAGGGGACGCTATCAACAAGTACCTGTTCAACAAGCAGGTATATGACAAACCAGGTACTGGTATCCCTGAATTCCTAGTTACGACTGGATTCTCCCCAGTCAAGATAGGGGATACCTCTGGATCCATCCAGATTGCAGACCAGTTTTTTCCAATTTTCATGCTGAATCAATCTGGACCCGCCATAGCAGAAGCCATATCTGATGTATCTAGGTTAGATCGAATCAACCGAGCTTCTAAGGCTGCGGAGAAGGATCGAAAGGAAGCCTCCTCTGCTAGGAAGCTTCGTGAAGAAGACTCTCTTACTCTCAGGTTACGTCTTCAGAGGTACGTTGGTCTCGATGATGCCGTAAAGAAAGTAGTGGATTTAGAACAGAAAAGTACGGAGGTTGACGATATTGAAGCTTCAGTTTCTGTACTGAGTGGTTTCATAGAGTCAACTCGTTTGATAGCTTCACAGATACGAACTCTGACTACAGTTAGCTCAGTAGCTGTGCCAGAAGCAACTTCAGTTAGTGATCCATATAAGAATGTCAGATCACTTTCCAAGTTCTCCGCTGATCTCAAACGACGCGAGGGTGATTGTGAAGCACTCAGTTGGGTAGAGACCTTCTCCTCGGCTGTTCCGGAGATTGATCCGATTAAAGGTAAGTTGGGAGTAATTCAAACACTTGATGGGTTGATTACAAGAGCTCGAATTCTAAAGGATAAGTTCAAGCTCTTGGACGCGGCGAGTAAGTCTAACCCACCACCCTTTGACAACTTGTCTCATTTACATACCAAAATTGGTAACATATCAAAGTTCATTCAGCGTTCTAGTTCTCTGAAGAAGATCATTGACGATCTAACCCTGGAACTCGAGAGTCATGAGACTCAAGAGAGAGAATTAGAGAATGAGGTTTCGGCTCTTGGTGTTTGTCCTACTTGCGTTCAACCGCTGAGCTTAGGGCATCAGCACACACCAGAGAGAAAGTATGCCTAGACTAGCCTTCCTATTTCGGACAGACACTCACTTGGCAGCTCATAGCCCGATCTCGTGGAAGGGGGACTACACAGCTGAGATTTTCTCTAATCTAGAGCAGATCGGAGGACTGGCATCTCAATTTGAGGTGGATGCAGTTTTGGATGGTGGGGACTACTTTCACGTTAAGGCATCTTCAAAGAACCCTCACTATCTGGTTGAAAGGACAATACGAATTCATCGAGGATACCACTGTCCAACCTTTGGGGTTGAGGGTAATCACGATCTTGCGTACAACAACTTGGAGAGCTTGGCTAGACAACCTTTGGGTGTTATCTATGCGAGTGATGCCTTCAAGTTGCTCAGGGAGCAAGTTTTTGAGGACGGGGATCTTCGGGTTAGAGTGGTTGGGGTCCCCTACAGTTCAACTCGCTCACTAGCGGATCTTCTTAGCATTCAAAAGCAGAAAGGGGATACCCACCTTATTGCTATTGTACATTCCCTAGCCTGCAAGACACCACCCTCTGCCGTCGAGGACTTTTTTAACGAGCCCGTCTTCTCTTACGAGTCCCTCGTGAGTCGAAATGGTCCAGATATTTGGTGTTTTGGTCACTGGCATAAGGATCAGGGTGTAGAGGAGATTGGTGGAAAGTACTTTGTCAATCAAGGAGCTGTTTCGAGAGGAGCCTTGGTGCGAGAGAATCTCGAGAGAACCCCGCAGGTATCTATTATCGAGTTTGATGGGCCTACCATCAAAATAAGCCTCTCTAAGTTGGTAGTGGCTCCAGCTGCGGATGTTTTTGATCTAGAGAAGAAAGCTATTCAAGAAAGGGAGCATCACGACATTGATCAGTTTGTGACTAGGCTTGTGACTGACTTGGCAATGGATCCAAATGCATCCATTGAGTCTAGCATAGACTCTCTTGACTTTGCTGATGATGTGCGACGTGAGGCTCTGAAATACCTAGAGCAAGCTGAGGTCGGATGAGTACAAACTATATATCCTACTCTGGTTTTAGCACAGAGAGAAAATGTCCTTACTCCTATTGGAATAAGTACGTGGTGAAGACTACCCAAGTAGAACCGGAGAATGGTATCAACGCTTTATACGGTTCATCAATAGGTACACTATTCGAGGCCTTCTACAGGGATAGACTGTGGAGGGACCCAAAGTGTGCCGCTAGATTACAAGATCTTGCTGAATCACATCTTGATGCTGCTATAGATGATACAACTAAGAAGGGTCGTGTCATTGATTGGCTCGATGAGAAAGCTAACTACCACAGTAAGAGTGAGATTCTGAAGGACTTGTACGAGACCATCCCAACTGGACTTCAGACTATTCGTCAAAATAGACTTGTCGGACCTAGGATGGAACCTGAGTTAAAACTTGACCATAAGTTTGGTTCTTATATCATGGGTGGGCGGTCCGACTTTGTCATTCAGAGGGTACCTCCTTACAATGATTTGGTGATACTCGACGGTAAGGGGTCCAAGCATAGGGATAAGTACGTTGATGGTCAGCCTCTGAAGAAAGGTGAGAAGGCTGAAGGGGTTCAACTGAAGTGGTACGCGGTTCTCTATCGAGCTAGACGTAGAGTTATACCTGACAAGCTAGGATATATCTTCTGGAGGTTCAGTGGTGAGTTAGCATTGGAGTGGATCCCCTTCTCAGAGAAGGACCTAGATAACTTACAAGCCGAAGTATTGTCAGTTATAGCTCGTATTGACAAGTCAGTCCGTAAGTTGGAGGCTATTGCTGATACCCCGCAGTCTCATGATGAGCTTCGCCAGGAGTTATTCCCTGCTCAGCCAAGTCATAACTGTACCCTTTGCTCTTTTGTATCGATTTGTGAGTCTGGTCAAAAGGAGATTCAAAAGTATCGTCGAAGGGCACGCCTGAACCTTCCAGAAGGTGTAACAGAGTTAACCCTTGGGTCTGATGATTAGGTTGAACTATGTTGACACCAGATAAACTCCAAGAAAAAATGGCTAGCTTGTCTAGTCGACACAGTAAGGTACTTCGAAGGAAGGCAGAATTAGGCGGTGAGTTGAAGTCAAAGCGGGATGAGCTTACTTCTTTAGTGAAGGAGATTCAGGATGCTGGCTACAACCCAAGAACGCTCGTAGAAGATCGAGACAAGGCTCAACAGGAACTCGAAGGACTCATAGTAAGATTCGAAGAAGAGCTTGTTTCAGCCGAGAGCATATTGGCGGATTACGATAACAGATGAGGATGAGATGAAGACTAAGATCAATTTCAATTTGCAAGACCTGAACGAAGCTCTTGAGGTGGTATCCATTGTAACTCCTAGCCCTGTAACTCAAAGTGGAGGGGCCGGCTACCTTTTCGTAGTTAGAGATACCGAGTGCTTCTTATACTCCCGCAACGCACAATGTGTATCCAGGGCCAAGTTTCCCCTCATAGAGTCATCAGGAGACGGGTCTTTTGCGTTTCCAGCTGAGTATCTTGGTGCCTTGAAGTTCCTTATTGCAGAAGGAACTTGTGAGATTGAAGCTACTTCTGATGAAGGACGCCATACCGTTGAGTATCATACCCCCGGTGGAGCTGAGTCTGAATTTGGTTCCTTTGACCCCAGTTTGCTCGCAACCTGTGATGAAGACTTTGAATCGACTCAAGTCAAGCATACCTTCTCTTCAAGTATCCTACGTGAGGCTATCAGCCTCGCCAGGCCATTCATTGCTGATTTGAAGAATGGGAAGACCGAAAACCTAAAGGGGATCGAGGTCATTGATAAGGCTCGACTTCCGAATGGGGATGGTTACTTGTATGCTGCTGATGGAAACAGAGCCTTTTACTTCTACACAGATGAGTTCAGAGGTAAGAGTCTGGAGATCCACGGTCAACACGTCCCATCACTACTAAGTTTCTTGGCAAAGTGTGAGGATGAGGTAACTATCTGCAAGGGGAGTCACTTCACATTTGCGGTCAACAGTAAAGGTCATGTATTTGGGTGGCCTGAGCACGGAAAGCTTCACGACAAGTTCAATTACTACACGACCAAGAAGGACCCAATAGCGGTTAACGTGAACAAGGCTTCCCTTCTCAATTCCCTCCAACATGCTCGCGCTTGTATGGCTAAGGACAAGGATCGGATCAAAGTCAACTTCAACCCAACTTCCAAAGAAATCAGGTTCTCATTCCCCGAGTCAAAGACTCGAACGATTCCCGTTTTGGTCAAGTACAAGATCAATGAGTCTGATGAGGTGGCGGTTGAACCTCAAGCCTATACGATTGGGGTCAATGTAGACTTTTTCATCGAATTGGTTCAGACCATCAAGGGGCATGATGTTGAGGTACGATGGGTTATCTCACCTCCAACCCCTACTCGTAAGAATGAGATGGCCTTGTTTCGAACGATCGATGAGTTCAGACTCGATGCAAAAACTGGCAAAGTTACTCCGGAACCAGAAGGGTCTATCCCATGCAGAGTGACACGGTTTATGCCGTCGAGGGATTAACCCGTAGCCAGCGAATACAAGGTCTCCGGGACAAAGCTACAAAGCTAAGTACTCTTCGAGATCAGTTGGTTACAGATCTTGATGTAAAGGAGAGGGAGATTACTGCCCTCTCCGCGCGTCAGGAAGTTCTCGCAAAAGTATCAGAGCTATTCCGAGTTCTCATGGATCATATGATCATGGGACAGGTTCAGCTCATCGAACAGGTGATAACAGAGGGGCTCCGCACCATCTTCTATGATCAAGATCTGAGCTTCAAGGCTGAGCTATCCTCGAAGTACAACAAGGTCAGTGCTGAATTCTTCATCTGTTCGGGTGACCCAGACAATGGTGGGATCAAAGGGTCTCCTTTGGATTCGTTCGGAGGGGGCCCTTCGAGTATAGCTAGTTTGATTCTACGATTACTAACCCTGATTCGTCTTAACAAGGGTAAGATTCTTCTACTAGATGAGACCCTGAATGCTGTCTCTGATGACTACATCGAAAATACTGGGCAGTTCCTCAAAAGTCTTTCCGAGACAACCGGTATTCAGATCATGATGGTGACTCATAAGTTGGCCTATCTTGATCATTCCGTTAGTGCTTACCAGTGTGAAACTAAACATGAATCTGGTAGGAACCATTTCGTTGCCAAGCGCATACGAGGCCCAAAATGAAAACTGAATCAGAGGTTGAGGGTTTTGTTCGAAATTTAGTCTGTAATGAACTTGACCGACGGGTAGATGAGGCTTCTGAGAGACTCCCCCACCTCTGCATCAACAACTACCGACACACCCTCGACCAGAGAAAGCAGATCGAAGGGGAAGAGAATGACAACTACAACCGTATTACTGATAAGGTAGGGCTCCCTGTAATACAAACAATCGGTCTCTGCTTGCTTGAAAGTGAGGACCCGACTGAGTGGGGTGGTACTATCTGTGAAGAGCCCATTGATGCCAAGAAGTGCCCTTACTTCACCCCAGCTAAGGGCAAGGATGTTATACTCCCCGAGCTCGAGGCTGAGCTGCAGAACCTGGATTGGGTGCGCGAGAACCTACCAGAGGTGTTCGCTCTACTCTGGGTTCTCGGGGACTTCAAGCTTAGTGTTCCGTGGTGGAAGAGATTCCTCTTCATGTTTTTGAGGATCAAGATTGAGCCGGTACTCCCTAAGATCGATGCTCAGAAGCTGCTACCACCACCAGAGCAGGTTGAGCCATGAGGGGTGGTGGGGGCGTCAGAGTTATGTATGGCCCTCCTTCTGCTATGCGGAGGGACAAGCCAAAGTCAAAACCCAAGCCAAAGGTAAAGGTCAAGTGGTACCTGACGAGCACCACTCATTGTGTCTGCGGGAACCCAGATTGCTCTGGGGACAGTCAAGCAGAGTGGATTGAGTACCGGAAGAAGCTAACCGCTTGGTTGAATATTCAACCAACTCCCCCCAAGGAGTGCTGCATAAAGTTCAAGAGATGAACCTATCAATACTAGCTCACCTTCTAGTTACTGAACGTCACCGACAACGGGCCGCCCCGGCAGGTGGGTTTTCGATTCCATTCATGTCGGAGCGGGAGGTACCCCCTGAGACAGAGCCCTTGTTGGTTACGAATGCTCGAGGTAGCTTCACTCAGACAAGACGAAGTCGTGATGGGTTAGCCAGATTTGGTTTCTCCCCCTGTCCATTGGAGGGTGAGCCAATCCTACTAGGTCGTCTGTATAACGCATTAGAGAGCCTCTCAAGGGCCTCTAATTGGCACAATCAGTTCAACACTACGGCTGGTGCCATAGAATCCATGAGGGGTACCTCATGTAAGCCAAAAAACTTGGTTGTATCTGAGAGTTTGGTATCCCAATTTACTACGGATGAGTCAGGTGGCCTTGTTGGAAGCGTTGATGGGATTCGAGTCTTATCAGCTAATCTACCACTTGGTGGAGCTCTTTTGTTTACAAACCCCTCAGCGCTTGGTGTCTATGTAAGGATTGGAGACTACTTGGGTCTTCAGTTTTACAATGTTCGTCAAAGTGTAGCGGTGATCAAAGTCGATGGGCTGGATTGATGACTTCGTTTCTTTTTCTAGGGACAACTTGGATGAAAGGGTCTTGGATGCTCTGTGGACTCGCGGGGTATCTTCGTTTCCGATTGATCAGATAGAGCTGTTTAAGATCGGTTACGTAGACAAGAAGCTCCCAGACATTTCGTTTCCCTCCGAATTCCTAAAGCAGTTTAGGAATGGTGAAACTCTGGAAGATTCCTACGTCTTACCCCTTACTAACCTATCTGGTGAGATCTGCGGCCTTCAATTTAGACCAGTTGATAGATCCATTAAAAAGTACTCGGACTTCTTCTTGACTGAGTCTGAACCAGTTCTTTTCGGACTAGGTCAGAGTATGCCCTACATTTGGGATACGGGATCTGCATGCATTGTTGAAGGTGGCTTTGACCTGTTTCCAGTGCAGAGAGTACTTCCATACTCATTCTCAACAATAACCTCCAAAGTAAGGGATGACCTATTGAGGTGGATCCTTAGACTAGTTCGTAAGCTATACATATTCTACGATGCTGATTCAAGTGGTCTCAAAGCAAGTAGTGACTTCCTGAGGGATCATGGTTCCAAGGTTGAACTAGTTAAGGTCCTGGAGTACCCCAGAGGTGTAACCCTAAATAGCAAACCGGTAAAAGACCCCGCCGACCTTTGGGAAGCGTGGGGTGACGATAAGTTAGGCCCGTACCTTTTGGAACAGATCTCGGAGTAGTTATGGCTCAAACATACGAAAATGCGGAAGCTGTTGAGAATCTTGCTAACAGCCTAATTGGAACCCATCATCCAGAACTGGCAACCGCCATCATCCGGTACATATTCAAGGAGAAAGCTGGTTCCAAGGGGGGTAAGGTAGTACTTGGTTCAGTGAAGAAACTGAGTGATCAGCAGAAGTTTCTCATGGAAGGCCATCCTGACTTCCTAATGGAGATCCCGATGGGTGTATGGAATGAGATGGATGGTGCCAAGAGAACAGCTCTTGTCGATCACTTTCTCGAGCGATGCACTGGGGAAGAAGAGGAGCAGACTTCTGAAATGAAGTGGTCTACTCGGGAGCCTGATGTTCACGAGTTCAGTTCAATCCTTCGTCGACATGGAGCTTGGACGGAAGATCTCTCAAACTTTGCTTCTGTGGCAAAGGAACTCGATCTGAGTTTCATGACGGGGGATGGTGAAGACACTGAAGCGGTAGTCCAACAAGCTACAGTCAACTAAGGGGTATTGTACGTGTGGGACACTAAACATCGACCTCTAACCTTTGCCGATGTGCTAGGTCAGACTGGGACCGTACAACTTCTCAAAGCGAGGTTGAAGAACGGAACTGCGCTCGATACCAGCTATATCTTCAGTGGTGGTTCGGGTCAGGGGAAAACAACTCTTGCAAGAATATTTGCACGAGCACTGCTCTGCCACAACTTGGACAAGAGTAACCCAGAACCATGCAACAAATGCGAGAGTTGTCTATCCATCTTGAATGACACCTCTATGGTTTTTGTGGAGCAAGATGCTGCTAGTCAAGGTAATATAGAGCAGATTAGACGTATTGTAGACGAACTCCCATTTACTGTGATGGGGGCTAGTAAGAGGATCTACTTGTTTGATGAATGCCATCGCATGTCAAAGGACGCACAGGACGTTCTTTTGAAGCCTCTTGAGGAGAGGAAGATGCTTGGTATGTTCTGCACAACGGAACCTGAGAAGGTTCGTGGTGCTATCCGATCTCGATGTGAGGAGTATTCAATACGTCGGGTGACTCGAGAAGATATCCTTGTCCGCATGAAACGGATTCTCGAAGCTGAAAAGGTCGAGTATGAGGATGATGCCATTCTGATCGTGATCGACTTCTCTGGTGGTCACGTACGGGATGTTGTAAACCGATTGGAGATGATTGCTCAAGTTGGGCCCGTCAAGGTATCCAACGTTAGAGAGCATCTCAACCTCTCAACAGTTAGTACCTACTATGAGATCTTGTTGAATATACCCTCTAACCTTAAGCAAGCCCTTCTCTTAGTTGATTCTGTCTGCGAGCGAGTAACCCCTGAAGAAGCCGCTTCCGGTCTGGCAGAGGCCGCGATGAACTCCTTCCGTCTTGCTAATGGTATGAGTGCCGACTTCACTTTTGCAGATAAGGAGCTTAGTGCAAAGGTAAGTAAGGTGTATGAACAGGGCCTAACTCTTGTTGCAGAGCACTTTCTTAGATCTAGATACACAACACAGATTGGATTGATCTGTGACTTGACCACCCTGAGTCAAAGACTCAGAACTGGTACCATTACTCGTCAAGTTCAAGAAGTTACCCAATCTATTGCAGTCAGTAACCTCATCCAAACAGAAGTAAGTCAAACAATACCGCCGAGTGTTGCATCAGTAGAACCTACCGTAGAAGCACCCACCCCTGTCAGAACTACAACCATAGTCCCACCATCAGGTGAACTACAAGATATAGAGGGACTTCGGAAGGATGGGAAGGGTAATCTAGGGTCTAGTGATCTCCAAGCCCTAACGGAGAATGATACAGCGGTAATCCCTGAAGAGCTTCCTACTCAGAGTAGGAAGCAAAAACCGATCAGTTTTGACAGTAAGTCAAGAGATGGGAGAGTCGTCATACCCCCATCCGATTGGCGTCGGGAGTTTGAAGGCTGCTGGATTGGAAGAGGTGCTGGTGACAACTGAATGGGTAGTACTAGAACTTAACCCCCAGGGTGAGGATGAAGACCCCGATGTTCTCCACAAATCCATTAATCGTATGGTTAAAGGTAAGGAGTTCTTCATCCCGGCTTCTGTAGTAAAGGTTCCCGGGGGTTCTCGTGTTGTACACAAGCTAATAGACAACTATGTGTTTGTTAAGCGTGAGCTGACTGATGCAGACTTCCTAAAAATGGAGGGTACAAGATATGTAGCCTCTGTCCTAACAGTCACTAGCAGTACATCTCGTAGGCTAGCCTGTGTTTACGACAGAGACATCGATCGGATGCGTCGTCAAATTCACATAGAGACTGAGCAAGGGATTGAAGTCGGGGATGACGTCGTCATCATGAGCGAGCCCTACAAGAACCTTCGTGGTCGCGTTATTGAAGACATCCCTGAGACTGGTAGTGTTCAGGTATTCATCAATCTCCGTTCGAAGAAGTCTCTACTGACACTACCACGCACATCCCTAAGGTACATTCCAAGAAGCGGGGATGATGAGCAGTACTTCCACTCTCCTTTCATCACAAAGGTCACAAGAATTAGGGATTGGACACGTAAGATTGCACCCCTTGTATCGTGTACTACACCTAATATTCAACCAGTTGTACAGAAGTACAATAACATAGTCCAAATAGATGACTGGCGTACTAGGGGTCGTCGCCTTCTTCGGTTGATCACGGATACCGCTTCACCATCCAAAATGATTACCGATGAGAATGGTATATCACTGGCTGAGAAGTATGCCCGATACCAACAAATCCGCTCATTCATTGATAGGGGTAACGGGTTATTCCATAAGTACAGGATCACTCTCGAGACTGGTGGTCTCACTCCCCTCGAGAATAAAGAGCTTCAGCTAGCTTATTTCCAGACGGTCTTCGATAGACTACAAAAAATACAAGAGGGTATCGAAGACATCGAGCGATCTATTCCGGATTGGGAACCGAGTATGGTACAGAATCTAATTTTCGACGGACACAACTTAGCCTACAGATCCGAAAAGGCTCTGAGGTTTGTCCAGGGTGGTTCACTCATAGATAGCGAGGGTCGCCCAACTTCAATCATTTTTGGCTTTCTGAGGAGCGTTGCCGCACTCAAGAAACGTTTTAGTCAGGCAAACATCTATGTTGTATGGGATGGATCTCGGCAACGTAGAGTTAAGGACTACCCTGATTACAAGGCAACTAGGGAGCCACATGCTGATGGGGTTCATGAAGAGATGCTACGTCTTCGTAGCATGCTGCCATTATTTGGGGTTAATCAGGCGTACAACCCTGATGAGGAAACCGATGATCTAATCGCTCATCTAGTAAAAGTAAAACTGAAAGGATCTCCTAACTTCATCGTCTCCACAGATCGAGATTTCTTACAGTTGGTCACATACACAGACTTAGTTTTAGTACCTAAGGTAGGATCTAGACCAGAGACCCTGTACGACCCAGACAAGGTTGTGCTAGAGTATGGAGTCGCTCCTCGTAAGATGATTCACTTACGAGCCTTCATCGGCGATGACTCAGACAATTTGCCCGGAGTAGCTAGGATACCCCGGAAAGTGATTGCATCACTCTTGAATAACTACGACTCACTAGACGGCATATACTCCTCAAATCTGGCAGGTATTACCACTGCTCAGTATGAGAAGATCCGTTCTTTTGAGCCACAAGCTAGATTGAACTTGAAGTTAATGGCCTTGTGTGAGGACGTTGAATGTCCCATTACCGAAGCAGCTGCTAATTATGATGCGGCCATTAACTCATTGAGAGAGTGCTCAATCCAACCTGAGTCAATTATGGGTTCTTTCTTCCCACAACACGGCCCAGGATTCTCCAAAACTGGCTGACGGAGTTTGATCTATGAGCACAGGTTATCTGATTTCGGTAGACCCTTATGAACTAGCCAATCGATTTCCAGATCCTTCTCCCTTCTATGAGATGGAGAATCCCGATGACCCAGCGGATTCTGACCTTGCTTCTATGAGTTATGAGAACGAGATAGAACCTCTATTCCCAAAGATTCCTGATAGAGAGGCTGATCTCATTCAAATGTACTTCAAAGACAAGATGAGGCAAGCCAGTATTGCCCATTACTTTGGTGTCACCCAAGCTGCGATCAGCTACAGGTTGGACAGGGGTATCCAAAGAATCAAGTTCCTAACGTCTATGCCACAACTTGAAGAGACAGAGATGAGGAAGAATCTACTTGAGGTACCACTCAAACCAATTGATGTGGATATTATGCTTGGTATGTGGGAGACAACATGTCAAAGCGAAGTAGCTTCAAGGCTCAATCTAACACAGGGTCGTGTTAGGCATAGATTCTTCGGAGCTGTACGCGCTCTTGAGAAGAAAGCTCAAGAAGATGAGAGGTTTTTACCTTATGCTAAGGTATTCACCTCAATTGCCTCAAAGAACTTCAACATCCTTCGAGCTGTGTCACTACCTCAATGGAGTAATCGTGGTGGTGACGCAATCACCTAACCTTGGGGTAACCTGAGCTTCTATTTGTAGCCTGGCAGTTTAGAGGACTGCCTTGCCACTCGTACAGAACCTCCGCTACCACGACTATCAGTTTGAGTATCAAGTCCCACCAGGATCTTGGAAGTGGACTACTCGACTCGATGTGTCCCAATCAATCCCCACCTACCAAGTGAGGGATGTGATATCTCCCTATGGACTCCTAAGGGATTCTATCCCTATTCCAGGTCCTGTTGTCCAAGCGATGGCTGACAGCATCACCGAGCTTCAGGCAAACTTTGCTCCAAGAATCCTAGTTGGCCCCCCCAGCTCGCTAATCTTTTCGGTGGATGAGGGAAGGGGTTTCTCTCCATCTCAGATTGTTGGTTTGACCAACTCGGGAGTCTACGGATCTATTCTCAGTGTGAGCCTTACAACCTCAGCACCCTTCATTGTAGTCAACCCATCAACAGTTGGAAACCTGTCTATTAATGAGAGCGGGGAGTTCACGGTTGAAGTTGACTCCACTTCGTTAGTGGCAGCCGATAGTCCCTATCTCGGTAGTGTTACTATTCAAGATTCAACTGCCTCTAATAACCCCCAGACAATGGGGGTTACAGTAAATGTTCGACCAAAGGCTACAATTGGTGCCAGTGCGTTACTCCTGGTATTCAACGTAACTCGCCCACTTTCTGGGCCCTTCCCAACTATTCCAACACAGAGTTTTAATGTCCTAAATACAGGAGCAACTGGATCTGTACTTGATTTTGACATCAGGGCTCTAACAGGTCTTTGTACCAACTGGCTTAGAAGTTGGTTGCCAGCAGAGGGTGAATTAAGTTCTGGGGGTTCACAAACGGTCACTGTGACAGTGCAACCGTCAGATAACCTTTTCCAAGGTACCTATTCTGAGAAGCTTCGCATTAGTGGCTACAGCTCAAACCAGTATCTAGACGTTGAAATTCGTCTTGTTGTTTCATGAGGCTAAGGATGTCTAATCGTAACTTCGACTTGAGTGGTTTTGAGGTTCAGGGCTCAACCGGGCTCGATGCCTTCTTTTCGAGGGAGCCAGAGATCGTTACCCCCACCCCTCATCGAGTAAGGGTCGCCTCCATCCGAGACTTAAGTCCCTTCATTCGTTTGTCCAATGACGAATTGATTCACAAGGCGGAAAGAGATCTTTGGTCAATCAGGCGCGAGCCAAGTGGTGGCATGTATGTGGAAAGAATGTTCGACGATAATGGGTCACCACTCAAAGTTTGATCGGAGGCCCCTTGAACTCTAGCGAAAAGGTTAGAATCGTCATTGCAAGGGAAGAAGGCCTTCCTCTTTCCCCTCCAAAGAACCTTCCGGTACCCCCGCCTATGGGTGAGGGTGGGAAACGTGAGATTCCAAAGAATCACGATTTTGACTTGAAGGCTCTCAAGCCCTTAGCTCGAACCCTATTCTCAGCTTCGGTAGCTTTAGGTCACACTCTCACGGCTTACAAGGAGTTCGCTAAACTCAAGTCTTCTGATATCTCTCCGGATGGGATGTTGGGTGGGAAGGGGTACGTCCTCAAGGTTAAGGAAGTAAGATCTCGACTTCAGAACGCTTGTGAGATTCTTTCCTCTCTCACCGACACCCTTCACGATGAGATTCACGCACCCCATTGGCGGCCCCAGATCTCAATTCTGGACGATGCTGATGCTTCGGACGTAGAAGAACTCATTGAAGAAGCTGACGAGGTCCTAGAGGATCCTGAGCGCTATGGTGATGATGAGGTTGAAGAGGTGGAGAAGAAGAGCCCACCTAAGACCAAGCAAATGAAGGATCAACTCAAGGATGAGAAGAAGGATACTGGAGCTTCTCAAGTCCCTGAGGGGAGTGATCCAGAGACGAATGAGGCTAAGCCACCTGGTGAAACCTACAAGTCTAAGGAAGCTGCTGATTGGAAAGCTCCCTGCGCTAGGTTCAAGTATGCTAACTCATCAGTTGCTCCCTGCTCACTCCCAGGGCCCCGAGTAGATCACCTAGATCGTGGGGAGCAAACCGGTCCTGAGGGATCCTACAATACAGACGAGCCTCCAGTTGATGATGACTGGGGTAAGACCGATGGGGTTGGTAACGAATATAACTACCCATCTTGGTTCGAAAACCAGCTTAGTCGAAATTCCACTGAAGGGGTATGGGGTGAGTCCTCGATGCCCAGTGATGACGATACTCACAGTGAGGCTAATGACTTTGGTATTGGGTATGGAGCCAAAGGTCAGGGTTCAGAGGGTTACGGAACAAAGAACCCTGATGGGCGTGGTGTTTGGGGTCCGCAGAGTGGGTTACCTGATGACCCAGGTGCAGCAACTAAGGATCCTAATCCAGGTGCTGGACCTTATCAAGACACTCTATCTCCAAGTGACTTCTGGACAAACTACGCTAGTTCAGACCTTCCTTTTGATGGCCCTGATGGAGTAGCTCGGTCGGACTACTACGAGGGTGATAAGGGAAACCAATTTAACGTTAGTCTCTTTGGGCAGTCGACTATGCCCCAAGGGAGCCCGCCTGGGAAGGATGCTCCTCTTACCCCACGGCCATCTCACAATGATGAGTTCATGTTTGCAGATTCCCAGATGCCTGGTGATGACTCAAACTATAACTATGATCGGGATCTCACCCCTAATACAGACTATCGAATGGAACAGGGTGAGGTTCCGTACATAAAGTACGATTACGATACACATAACTACCGTAACGACCAGCAAGACCTCTACAGGGAAGACTATAATGGCTGATCTAGGCGACATCTCTAGTTTTATAAAAGAAGGCTCAGTCGCCAACCTCGATTGGCTTGATGTGGATGAGAAGCAGTATCGTGAATTAGATACTCTTCCGAAGCAAAACCTTGATATAGCTCCTGATATGCAGGCGTTATGGAGTCATGAGGACAAGAGTCCTCTAACTTACTTGGTGCCAAACAAAGAAGCCCCTCGGACGATGGGGGATCTTAGTCAAGCCCACGGTAAATTATCCTCAGATGATATCCTTCGAAAGGTAGTGAAGGTAGCTCGGTTGGCTCTCATGCAATCGACTGACCCGGACAAGTTTAGAAGTGAGCTAACCTCTAGATTTGATCGAGACACCTTAGTAGCTTCTCGTCAAGTTTTGACTCAGGTAGCCTCCGAACGTGGGCTTTTAGGTAAGTACTATATTGACTCTGAGGACTTCCCTACTTGTCATCAAGCGAGTCGTCAAACGGTAGACTTCGTCAAGAGGTATGCTCAGGACGCTAGGTTTGTTGTAGCTAAGGATCGATGCTTGGATTGCATCCATAGCTCCACTCAGAACTGCTCAGTATTTCAGAAGGAGATAGTTCTCGAGGTCCCTTACACTCAAGCTCTCGCTGATGCTGTTGAGCGTAATCAAACAGCTAAGGGGAAGCAGATTGTCCAAGCTTCAAGTGATTCTCCCAGGGATCGAATCAAGAAAGCTCTGCTCGCTGAGGATGTGAAGATCATTAGCTCTACTGAGATGCAGAAGCCAGTGGTCAACCCACTTCAGTTCATTAAGGCTACCGTTGAACCTCCGAAGGTTCATCTTCCTATCATCTCAGCTCAAGCACAAGGTCTTGTAAACGAACACCTAGCATGGAGTCCTGAGGCAGCTACGGGTCGAACGGCTTCTACGAACAAGAGTGCCATGGACCTGAAGGCCTTTGACATCTCTGCTTTTCTTCGTAGGGAGATGCTCAAGGGGCATGGTGAGCAGGAGTTACTGCAATCTCTCAAACTATCCTACTCGGTGAGTGACCTCAAGGCAACCAGAGCTTCCTGGGAACCATTATTCAAAGAAGCTGGGTACTTCGGGACAATCTACTCGACCCAAGAGACCTTTGACGACTGCCACACAGGAGCCGACTTCATTGCGAAGCATAACCCTTCCATCAAAGGGATCGTGGCTGGTGGGAAGTGTGCCGGTTGCATCTATAACAAGGTGGCTCGGTGCATGATGTACGGCAAGCGTTTGGTTGCTAAGGCTGAGGATCTGTATACCCAAGAGACTATCAATGCACTCCTATGGGAGCACCGACA